TGGAAGTAGTTATCTACTAAGGCATCTATCATTACTAGTTCATCAATAGTAGCTACTTTTATTTTGTGCATTAGGTTGTCTATTTTGTTTAGTACATTGGTACACATTTCGGGATTGTTATTGTACACATTATTAAATCCTTCTTGATATATCCCTTCTAATAGTTTTGATGTCTTATTGACTTGCAGCTTTACGTTCTGCTTAAACCCTACGCTTCCTTTTAAGTCATCGTTTGCTTCTAGTAGTAATTGACTTATCAATACACATTTTAAATAGCTTAGGTGTCTATGTGTTATTGGGTCATCTTGTACCCCTCTTACTTGTTCTTGGTGTTCTAGTTCTTTTTGTTCCATTTGTTTATAGTATTCTATTTGTTTTTTTCTATCCATTGTTCTTGCTGCTCTCTTAGGTATTCTATTTCTCGCCTTAAATAATCTGCTGCTTTTTCTAAGTCTTTTAACTCATCGTCTTTTTTTCCACTTCTGCAAATATACTTAATTATATTCCCCCTATTGAAGTTTAGTTCATAATCTTTTATAAAGTCTATAACGTCATAGCCTTTTCCGTTCTCGTAATGTAAATAAGTTGCTCGTTTCATAATTTTATTTTATTTAATTCGTTTTGATATACTTGTGATGCTTCTTTTTCGTCTGTGAAATATCCGAGATGTTTTGTTTTACCATTTATGTATATATTGGTTCTCCACTTACTTTGATTTTTATGCCAAGAAACTCCCACGTATTTTGACGAACCTCGCTTTGTGTCTTTTACAGTGTTTTCTCTGTTTGAAATTAATTGTAAATTATATAACTTATCATTTTCTTTGTCGTTGTTTATGTGGTCAACAACTATTTTATGTCCACAAGGTTTATGATTTAAAAAAGCCATTGCAGATAATTGACTTATTTTACAATTTGTAAATTTTCTTCCATTTTCACAAAGATTAACTCTATACCTACCTCTTTTATTTATGCTTTTTTTTAAAACTTTAAACTTGTTAAACTTTAAACTTCTAACATTCCCTAAATTACTAACTTCATAACTTTTAAATGTAGGTATTTTTTTCCATACTTCTATTCCTAATCTACTTAATGTTTTTGCTATCATTTTGTTTTTGTTTTATAGTAATGCTAATATTCTTAAATCTTCTTGTATGTCTTTAATCATTTTTAAAGCATCTTTATAGTCTTGGTTCTCCATAGCTTCTATAACTATGTCTAAGTCATATACAAATCTAATCATTCTGTTCTAAGTTTTAACAAGTGATAACATTCTGCATACTTTTGTCGTGCCTTACCTTTGTATTCTTGTTTAAATAATTCGTACATTTTTTTTGTGTATTGATATTTAGTGTCGCAATCAGCTAGATATTTTTCTGCAAACTTTTTTCCTTTACCTTTAAAGTAGTTTACGTTGTCGGCTGTATCACCAATTATCATTTGCTCGTAGAAGTTATATAAAGCCTCGTCATCGCTTATATCTAAAACCTCTTTATGTTTGTAGTGATAGTTGTACATAAGACAAGGAAATTGCTTATAGTCCTTGTCGATACTTACTATCATAACATTATCACGCCCTAGTTCGTTTGACAACTCGTGCCAGTATCTAGCAACCATATCATCCGTTTCAATTCCATAACCCCAAACGCTGTCGTATTGGTCTTTCACGTATTGGTGCATCTCATTTAATAAAGGTGGTAACTCTTGCTTTTTCCTATTGGCTTTGTAATCGCTTGTAATTAGCTTTCTAAAGTTTCCCTTACTACCGCTAAACGTTATTACTTTTTCGATAGGGTACATATCTTCTAGCTTGTTCACTATGCTCATAAATTGCTCATCAAACTTTGCTTGTGCATCTTCTATATCTCGATAGTATTTTTCATCTTCTGGGTTCTCTCGTTTCTTATAACAAGAAGCAAAGATTAAACTATCTGCATCCACTAGTAAAATCATTCTAAATCTAAATTAAAGCATTCAACTGAACAATAATAATCGCCATTTGTTTCATCACCACAACAAGCACATTCTGTCTTTGTATCTGGTTCATCTATATAACTATCTAACCAATTCATATATCGTATTGTTTTAATTTGTTTTCTAAATCTTCTATTTGATTATTCAAGCCTATAAGCTGCTTGTTTTTTTCTTCTCGTATTATTCCTATGCGTTTTGTTAGTACGCTGTTTTCTACGTTTAAAGCGTTTACATATTGACCTATCTCTGTCATTCCCTGTATAAAGTTTTTTAAGTCTTTGTTAGCAGGTTTTTGTTTACTCCATTCCATAACTTTATCAGCTATGTGATTAAACCAAAGATTATACGATTGTTTTTGTAGTAAAGTCATTATCTAGATATTCCAATTATAAAACCTAAAGTAACTAAAAATGAAGCTAAAGCTATAAGTGAAGCCGTAATAATTAACTCTCTTTTGTCGCTAAGTTCTTTTTCCATTTGCTTTAAATCTTTTTTAGTGTAAACCTCTATACGGTTCTTTCTAGTTTCAATGTGTAAACCTGTTTTTGTCTTTTTCATAATGTTTTGTTTTATTAATATACCGCAATATACAACTTTATTTTAATTATAAACAAATTAATTAACTATTTTTTTTATTTATTTTTTCTTTTATCTGAAAATAGCTATCCCAGATTCCTGTTTCTAATTCTTCATTTAAGTTAATTATTGCAGCATCTTGTTCTTTTAATAGATAACAAGGCTTTAAAACTTTCTTCTTAGTCCAGAGTGTAGTATCAGGACAATAAATATCTTTAGTCTTTAAGTCTTTTAAGTTGTTAAGCCAGAACATATAATTCCCTTTTGGGTCGTTCACTAGGTATAAAGCAACCTTACCTGTTTCTATTAGCTTATCGTGTTTGAACTTCTCTAGTATTTTTGTGTCATAGTATTTATTTCTAAATTTCATTTCTATAACACATTCTTGACCCTTTGGAGTTGTGCCTATGGCATCCCACGATTCACTGCCTTTACCTGTATGTGTTAAGTTCCACCCATCTAAATTTAAAAGCGTTACAACGGCTTTTTCCCAGTTATGTATTTTTTCAATCATTTTATTTTATTATATATATTATCTAAATCTTTTATCCACATTACTAAAATTTTAGGTTTGCAACTACAAGGTTCGTGATAGGCGTGGTTTAAGTAACGAGCGTGCAGCGTACATAAAAGCCTGTACTGTTCTTTTGATAGCTTAGTGGTAACATTTGCTTTAAAGTCTACCCACGCTTCTTGGTCTTCTATTCTCATAAGTCTATATTTATATCATTCCAATTTTCACGTCTTTGGTCGCAACCGCAATCGTCACCCCATATTTTTTTTACTAGCCAATGTACGCCAGTATAATAAGTAATGTAATACACTAAATCTCCTAATCTCATAGCTTATTTTTTATATGTTTTTTTGTAATTGTATATGTATTGTAAAGTGAATAATAACTAATCTTTGTGTTCCTGCTTAACTCTGCAACGCTCACGCCCTTAGCCACTATCTCAAATACTTTTTTATCGTACCAATGGAGGTCATTTAAAATATTATCAATTTTATTACGCTGCTCAGCCCATTGAACCTCATTAATACCGCTTTCTTGTATTTCTTTAAGTTCGTTTATATCTTCTAAATATACTTTCTTTTGCCTTAGGCTTGACTTATATAAATTTGTGTAAATGCCCCTTAAAACTTTATAACAATAATAATGATTTATCTGTTCTTTATAATAAAGGTCTAAGCCTTTTTTAACATCAGCATCTAGCTGTATATACATTTCCATAACAACGTCTTCACTCATTGATGGATTGCAGCCGAAACTCTTTACTATGTTATTCCAGTCACTATGCTTTTTATATGCTAGTTCTAAGATTGGTTTCATTTATTTAATTATTAAAATTTGCTTTAACTTGTTCGTTTGGTTTATTAGGAGTTAATGTTCTAGGTACAAAATATTCCAATGGGTCGTATATTTCGCCAACTACAAAAGGCAAACCAAACTCATTAATACTAAAGCTAAACGTTTCAAAAGCATAACCCCTAGAACGTTTGCAGCTTACTGTTATCCATTCTTTATTTACTGTATTTATTTCAAGTTGTATTTGGTTTTCGGTTTTTTTCTCTAAGAAACTACCTAAGTGTCCTGTCGGTTTGTCGCTTCCATAATTACTATGTATGACCGTAACTATATGACAATCGTATTTTGCAGATAGTTGCATTATTTTTTGAACACATAAATTTGATTCTTCTAAATTATTAACGTCACTAACTAAATCCGCAATTCCGTCTATAATAACTAAACCGTTTTTTCCTTTGTTTTGTTCTAAGCAGTGTTCTATAAATTGTATTCGTTCTTTATACCCTATTGTCCTAAGTGCATATGTATGATAACAACCTACTTCTTTGGTTGCACTCATATCTTGAACACGCTTAAAAACTCGTTGAGCGTGCCAGTGTCCTTGCTCTGTATCAAAGTGCATTAAACAACGTCCGTCACGATGTCCTTTAATTTTACCACCAAAGTTGTTTCCTCCACTTAAATAAACAGATGCTAATAAACTAACAAAAAAAGTTTTCTTGCTCTTTGGGGGTGCTTGAACGAAGCTGAAATTTCCATAAGTCCCAATTGGAATTGGCATTGTGATATCACCACCTTTTGCTTGTATAGTTTTTTCACCGAGACTTAAAGCCGTTGGAGGGTACTCCATAACTTCAGATGTGTCGATAGTGCATTCTTCTGCTATCAACTCCATCAGCATATTATGTGTGGTCTGTTCTTCTGTTATCTCTTTCATTGTTTTGTATTGTTTTTGTAAAGGTAATAAAAAAGGCGGTTATTACACCGCCCTAGTTTGTTAAAATGGTAAATCGCTTGTTTCAGCTTCTTGCACCACTTCCTTAGCTTCTTCACGTTCCGCTTTCACGATGTTTCCATCTGTCCACACCACTTGACCGTTGCCAATGTAAGTTCTCGGTTTCTTAGCTTCACGTTCTTCTTGTGTTTGGCTAATCATAATTGATGCGTTATTTCCGTATCGTGTTTCGTCATTTACTGACATTGTAAGGTTTACATAAACCGCTCCATCTTTTCCAGCGATGAATTTCTCCTTTGGTAATTTGTCCACTCTTAGTGAATAATTGATAATTGCTCCCATAATTTAATTTAATTTAATTGTTATTTATTTTTTAAATGATTCTGATTCATCTTCTCCGAATACGCCTAACTCATAAAAACCTGTTAGCTTTAAAACGGCTCGGCTCATTGCTCGTTTCTCTGCCATCTCAGCGACATACCAACTGTTTGTCGAACTGTCTTTATAGCTATCACCTTTTAAGGCACTTCCAAAGGTTTCAATCGTTGCAGAACCTTTATGTGCTATGGCTTTAAACACTGCAAAATTTGGCTCACACCTTACTACTTCATAAGTGATTTGAATTTTGGCTACGGCTTGAATCTTGTCGATTCCGCTTCTGGTTATGATTAAATAATGTTGATGTTTAAATACATCTTCTTTTTCAAGTTTATACTCTTTGTATAATTCTGTTAATTTTTCTTTGTTCATTGTTATTTGTTTTTGATTTCTATTTGTGCTTCTAAAAATTCCACTCGCTTCTGTAAAGCATCAACACGAGCGTTTAAGTAGTCTATTGTGTCAGGACTTGAACTTCTTTTAACATCTTCTGAATAAGTCATATTATATCTCTTTAAATAGTTCGTATGGACTATCTACATCTAATAAGAACCTCAAGTCTGTTACCAACCCATAAGGCAAATCTCGTACATATTCGTAAAGTTCTAATTGGTCAACTGCATATCCAGTCAATGAAGGGTGTTTAGTGTTACCTGTTTCTAGGTTGTCTTTGTACTCTGGTTTTAATCTTTCAAATAAATTCATAATGTGTATTGTTTTAATTATTATATATGCAAATATAAAACAAATAATTCAATAAAAAAAATATAAACAAAAAAAACCACCCTTTTTAGAGAGTGGTCTTAGTTTGGCGGTTAGCCGATATTAAAACAAAAACAATACTATACAAAGATACATTAAGTATCTAGTTTTTTAATTAACATTTAATATTTTTCTATTAACATTTTAAAAGTTTTGTTGATTTTTTAATTCGTCTAGTTTAGTTTTGTAATCATTAAATATATATAACCATTCATCATCTGATAGTTTGTATATCTCACGTGATTTTATTAATAGTTCTTGTGATAGTTGTTCTCCTAACGCTAAAGAATATTCATATTGACGTCCATACTCAAAACGATTACATTTACGGCACTGACTGTAAACGTTTCTATCATCGTAGCGAGTAGATAATTTTCCTCTTGATATAAAGTGACCTGCATCGCTTTCTGTAAAATGTATAGGTTTTTTACAGGTTATACAATTACAATATCCAGTATTATCATCAGCATCTCTACGTCTTATATATTCGTGAAATACTTTGTCAATTTTATTTTTCCAGTATTTTAATGTTTTTTTTGCCATTTGAATAGTTCCCAGATATCTTATCTATTTGTTTAGATTTATATTTATCTATTTGTTTTGGTATTTGTTTTTTTATGCCTTTGAGGGCAACAAAAACGTTTAGCTAATTAATCAGCTTAACAAAAAATTCAAAGTTATATCTTTTATTTTAAAAAAAAAAGTAAAAAGTTATTTATTTTTCCAATGCTTAGTAATTTTCTCTGCGGAACGCATACCAAAATAACCACCATAAACCAAAAGTAATAAAGAACTAAGTAAATCAATCCAATCTGGTGATATATTAAAGCCTTCTAAAGAACTATCTAATATAATGTATATAAATAGCGTAGCGGTTAAAAAGGCTAGTGTTAAAGGTCTTATATTGCGTGTTAAATAACTATCTGTATTGTTATCCGAAATCCACCGTTTTGTGGTTTCTTGCATTTCTATTTTATCAAAGTTTAGTTCTTCTAATAAAAGCTGTTTATCTGTTTCGCTTAAAACTTTATCAGAACCAATTTTAGATGCTAAAACCTCTAAGGCTTCAATCCCTGTAACATTTGAGGCTATTTTTAAAAGTTCTGGTGCTACTTCTTTTCCTTGCTTTAACAACCAACGTAAAGCATCGCCTACCCTTGTAGTTCCGTTCTTATCTTTGTATTTAGGCATTATTCCAACGAGCTTTGGTTTTTCTAATATCGTAATGTGTAAAAGTCTGGTACATCCCTAAGCCACCTTGAAGAATTTCGCCAGATAACATAAGGTCATCTAAATAATCATAAGTATCTAAAATCGGGTCAAGCCCTTTAATAACAATATCAGCAGCTTTACCTAGTAAGTGTTGAGAGTTTACAGAACCACCAATCGACTTATTATGTTCTTCACATCTATAAGCACTATTTATTGTTATAGGCATAGCCACATTATCCCGAATGTACTGTAATTGATTAGCTAATTTAGTAATATTTACCAATACATCATCAGGCATTTCACAACCACATCTACAATCGAACTCACTTTTTTTAAAGTTCTTAGTCATTCTTTTTATGCGTTTCGTATATCTTTTGTGCTGTATATCCTATTGATAATAATAGTAATATAATTTTTAAACTGTTTTCTATATGTGTGAAGCTGATACCTAAAGTAACAGCATTTAAAATTCCTATTTTCAAATCTTGAACTGTCATTACATTTTATTTTTTAAATACGAAACACCTGCAAATTTATGCATTCCTTCGCTCTCTAAATCTACGCTATAAGTTTTCCATCCGTATGGATGACTTTCTAAATTATCCCAAGCAACGTCAATATGATATTTATCACTTAAAACAGGTGCTTTTATTTCCTCTCCAAGTTCATCATATTCTCCTTGTTCTAAAACAATATTACCAAGCAATACAATAGCGTGTTTATGCGTTGGGTATTCGTTACCTTCAAAATCAGAATCAAGCCCTAAATCTTTTATTTTATCTAAGGCTTGTTCTTCATTTTTAAATTCGTATTTTCCTATCTTCATATTATTCTTTGCCCTCTTCTGGGATTTCAATTTCATCAGATTTCCAAGGCTTTCCCTCTTGTGTTATTGGCTTTTCGATAGCTTCTTTAATTGCTTCGCATTCAGCATCAACTAAAGCCTCAGTTTCAGATACTAACTCAGAGCCTAAAGAATCTTTAACCCAACCAACAACTAGTTCTTCTGTTAAATCCTCATAAGGAATGAAATCTGTTGTTGATTCTGTAAATTCAGTTTTAAAAACCCTCCTAGAATACCCTGCACCGTCAGTTTTTTCATACGCTGATATTGTTTCTATAACAAAGCCATCGTTTGTTTTATGTGTCATATTTAATACTTTCCAACTCATAATTTATTTTTTTATTTATGTTAATCTTACTTTTAAATCATTATTGTGTCTGTATAACCCACCAATCGGAACGCCACCTGCTGCTGCATCAACATCATTTGAATAACTTGTTGAACCTGGTAAGTCCTTTATTACTACCGTTCCATCATATAAAATCTCGAAACTGTTAGATTTATTCCCTGCTAAACCATTACCAATTATAAATTGAGCGTTAGCATTAGAATCGTTTTCAGTTCCGATTACTGTTTGGTCATTACCACTAGTAATAGATTTATATCCTAAAGCAGAAGATCTAAAGCCAGATGAAATACATCCTTCACCTACACTTAAACTATTTAGATTTGTAGCTTGGGATACTGTACCAATAGCAATAGAATCAACGCCAGTAGCATTAACGCCTGTTCCAATAGCAATAGCATAATTGCCTGAAGCAATATTAGTATTGCCAATACAAATAGATGAAGAAGAAGAACCTGTTGTATTATTAGAATTACCTATTGCAACTGTATTCTGTGTAGGAATTGTATTACTTACACCAATAGAAACAGCAGCAGTACCACTATTATTATTTGAGAAACCTATGGATGTTGTATATTGAGCCGTACCCAATATTCTATTTAGATATCCAAAAGCATAATTAAGATTATTTGTAGTTGTATTATTGTGACCGATTGCAGCGGAATTACTACCGCTTACAGTATTAGATGCTCCTATTCCAACAGAAGCGTAGCCACTTACATTTCCACCCATACCTGCTGCAAAAGAAGTGTTTCCTGTTGCTTGTACATTAAAACCAATTGCTGTTGAATTATCATTACTAGCTAAACAACCTTTACCAATAGCCACAGAGTACTCTCCAGTCGCACCTCTATTTTGTTGAAAATCTTGCAGTGTTAAATCAATAGCTTTATCGCCAATAGTTCCGTAATAATTAGCAAAATTTTCGTTGTATATTCTATAACCTGTATTTCCGCTTTCAGTTATTTCTTTTAATTGCCCAGATGCGTTATATTCACCAGTTATTGGGTCGTATAAAGTTTGACCGCCATCAACTAAAGGAATGCTATTTAGATAAATTTTGTCATTAACGTTTAAATCTGCATTTACAGTATTTGTTCCATTACCTGTAAAATTAACCCCACTTTCAGTAACGTACAAAACACCGTTTGTTGTAACAAAACTTAACACTGAACTTATATTTATTATAGCGTTTAGATTATCATTACTCCATACATTCCACCCCTCAGCCGACATTAAAGCATTAGAGCCTAAGTCACCATTGAACTCAATATATCCAAACCCACTCACATTGGAAACTGTAACAACAGGTGTTGTGTAATTTCCGTTTAAACTTTGTAAAGCTAAAGTATCTCCAACGCTTACTAAAGATTCACCGTTAGAATCCGTATATAGTTCCCCAGATGTGCCATAATTTGACCAGTCATTTACCATCATAGCAACAGGTGTAGGAATATTAACGCTACTAACCGTTCCTTGTGATTCTGGTGTTAAAAAAGCAACAGCACCACCGCCACCGCCTAAATTTGCAGGGTCTATCCTTACATTTTCTGAACCGTCATAACCCACAACAAAATCAACATCTGCTGGGTCGGTCTTTAAATTAAATTCACTAAATTTTTTGTTTGCCATTTTGTTATTTTTATTCGATTATTAAATTGTCATTATTTTCTGCTAAAATAAATTCTCCATTTTCTGAAATTATAAAATCTCCTATTGGAATATCCCCACAATCAGGAAAATTAGGTACACTGAATTTGTTACTTTCATCACCCCACCAAGATTTACAATATATTTCGTTTGCCATTTTTTTATTATTTTGTTAATTCGATTGCTTCTGCTTCTGTTAATACTCTATCATAATATCTAATTTCGTTTACTTCACCTTGAAAAGCCCTTGAACTCCCATTGTTTTCATCAAACGATATTTTGCTTAAATTTAACGGAATAGGCAAAAACAAAGCTTCGTGTATTTTTTCACCATTTACATAAAACTTTATTTCATTATCTTTAAAAGTATAAGCTATTTTATTTCTCGCATCATAATCAACGCTAAAATATTTAACAGTCGTTGTTACATTATTTCTTATAGAATATAAAATTATTGTTGTATCATTTGTTTGAGTTGAAAATAAAACCCTATTTGTTGCAGAACCATCATTTAAAGAAATTCTACTATCTCCTGTTCCTGTTTTATAAATCTTATTTAAGTCAATAAAAAAAGTATTTTCAGAATTGTTTAAAAGTTGTGAATCCCCTGCATTATTACACTCATCTTTAAACCTTGTTTCTGCAATTCCTGTTGTTTTTAGATAGCTTGTTGGATATGATGCGGATTCAGATTGAGCACCCCATATAAATAAACTTAAATTTGGTGAAGGTTTTAAACCAAAGGTTTGGCTTCCTGTTGCTGTATGTGTTGCACTTATTCTAAACCAACCACTACCAAAATTTTCAATTTGCCCAGTCATTGAACCGCCTTGTGTTGTTATAGTTCCATTATCTAAATTAAAAACAACTCTATTTGCCCCAGAACTAGCGTTAAATATTTCAGCAGTGCTTGAACTATTTTTTTTAACAAATATAGAAATTGTTTTTTGTGTTGGTTGCCACGCGGCAAACCTAAAAACGCCACCCCCACTAGCGTTTGATGTTAATAAATCAGCGGTCAATTTTCCATCAGGTGAAATTATTTCATTAGTCGTTATTGTTGAATTTGATTTAAACCAAGCACTCTGATTAAATTCTTCTGAATATGTAAAATCGTTCGTTCTTTGCGGTTCTAATAACAAACTAGGGCAATCGCTGTTTAACCAATCTAATTTTGGTACGTTATTACTAACAGTTTCAATTAAACCTTCTTTATTAACTCTTGAAGATTCAGTATTCCTGCTAAAATCAAAATCCCCTACACCA